CTCCTGGCGATACTTCGCGTATTCCGCCTTGAACTTCGCCAACTCCGCGCCCTCGATCGACTGCCCCGGCTGATAGCCGACCGACAGCCCGTATTCCTTGGGCGACATGATCCGTGGTTCCGCCATGGTATTAGTCCCTTAAAAGGTGAAACTCTCCCGCGGCGCGGCAGCGCCCGCCCCCGTCCCCGTCGCCGGGCCCGCGGTCCGCGGACCCATCTGCGCGTTGAGGTAATTCATGTTCATGAGGGAGCGCCCGGTGTTTTGCATGCCGATGATGCTGTCGCCGATCATGGCTTGTTGGCGGGGGGATTCGCTGAGGAAGCCTTTGATCCATTCCGGATCAAATCCCAACTGGTCGCCGTGCCGCTTCATGAAATCGCCATAGGCCGAGCCTTTCGCCTCGAGGGCTTTGTTGTCGGCGAACTGACCGGCGAATTGGCCGATGGCGCCCATGAGTTGCTCTTGCTGCCCCTGCATAAACTCCTGCCGGTTCTGCTGGTTACCTTGTTCTATCTGCCAGAATTGTGCTGGTGTCATATTGTTTGTTCTCCTTGTTTGATTGTTAGCGTGATCCGCCCATGAAGCCGCCCAGTCCGCCGACGAGACCGCCAATGCCGGCGCCTAATGCTGTGCCGACGCCTGGTATCACGCTACCTGCTGCGGCGCCGGACAACGCGCCACTCAGCGCACCCATGCCGCCACCCATCAGCGCACCACCCATGCCACCCGAGCTAAACTGACCGCCCGAATACATCGGTGAGAGTCCTTGGGCGCCGCTCACCATTTGCATGGCTTGCGGGGTCATGTTGGCATACGGCGAGCCCATGCCGAGGGCCATCATGGCCGGGTTGCTGCCGATCGAGAAGTTGTAGGCATCCTGCCGCAACCCGAGTTGGCGGGCGCGTTCCTGGTCGGCGAAGCCGGCCGACTGTCCGGCGTAGCCCACACGGCGTTGCTCATTGGCGGCGCCCACGCCGGTCACGAGATTGATGTCCTGCGCCCGGCGCTGTTGCACAAACCGGTCACGGTTGAGCAGCTCGGCGCCGATCCCAGCACTGCCGGTCGCTAGGCCGCGGGCCGCCATCGACGCCCGCGCCTGCTGGACCGCATCGCGTTCCTCCTCCGGTGAGAGCCGGCCCATCGCCTGCGCCCGCCGCTCGGCTTCCGCCGTGAGAGCTTGGCCCAAGGTGCCGCCGCTGGTGTCGGCTAGGGCCGATTGCAGCCGGGTGTATTCCGGCGAGGCGGTGGCGTTGGCATCGAGCTGATTGAGCAGCGTGCGGCGGCGCTGCATCTCCTCTGGCAGCGCGGCTTCGTAGCGTTGACGCAGGCTCGCATCGCCGAGCAGTCCGAGGCCGAAGTCGATGTTGGCCCGGTATTGACCCCGCGACGCATCGCCGGCGGCCGCGGTCATGCCCGGCATGTATTGCTGTTGCAGTTGCAGCTGCCGCTCGTAGAGCTGCGCTGATTTATTGACGTCCAGTTCCGGCGGTTTTGGTGTGCTTGATCCTCCCATGCCCATAGTCTTGTCCTCCTTAGTTTCGGTTAAATCGTTGTTGAAGTTTCTCCCAGCGGTGCGCCCGGAAGCGTCCATCGTTGCGACGCTGCCAGACCAGCCACTCCCGCGGGTGCGGCGCCGCGGTCATGATGTCCGCGATCGGATGCCGTCCATCGGTCGCCGCCGCCAGCTTGCAAACCCAGGCATTCGGTTCCCCGTCCGCGTGCAACGTGCCGGTCGTGTCGTCCCATGTCGCCTCGTAGCCCAAGACAAACAGTGTATCCGTGCTGACAACCAACCCGCCCGGAATACACGCCGCCACCGCCTCGATGAGCCGTTCGCCCGGACAATACCGCTCCTGCCATTCCGCGGCGCGTTCCCAGGCTTTCATGGTGTGCAGTGGTGGCCATAAGGTCATGCTTAGAATTTGATGCAATAGAGCATGGCGATGTTCGCGGGGCGGGTTTCGCTGGCCGTGCGCGGGGTGCCGTTGGTGCCGTCTGAAATCATTGTCATTGCCTTTGATGTTCCCGCATCTGCATAAAGAGCGCCGAAATCATTGACTGTTGTTAGTTGCCCCTCTCCAGAAAAATACGTTGGATTTCCGTCTTTGCCCAACGTGTGGTAGTGGCCCTGCAATGCGTCTTGTTCTTTCGCCGCAAACGTCTTGTTGTAGGTGATGCCACTAATTGTCTGCGACCCGCTGCCGCGCACAAAGATGCCGCGCAGGTCTGGCAAGGCGAAAGTCGTGCTGCCGTCGCCCACACCGTAGGTCGTGCCGATAGCGGCAAAGAGCGCGGCGTAGGTGCTGCGGCTTACTGCGGTGCCGTCTGCTGCCAGCCAGCCAGCGGGGGCGCTGTTCATGGCGAAGGCTTGGACGGCACCAGCCGGAACAAGCGACTGCTGCACAGCGGTGACGAGCTTGGCCAAAGTTACGTTGCCGTCCAGAATGTTTGCCGTGGCAACGGTTATGGCTGTCGGAAGGGCGCCTGTGGCCAGTTTGCTTAGTCCAATCGCCGCATCGCTCTTGATGTCGGCGTTGACGATCTCGCTGACTGTGCGGGCGTTGTTTAGCTTGGTCGGGGTGACGGTGTCGCCGCTAGTGAATGTGTATGCGTAGGAGGCCATAGGGTAGTTGAGAGATGAGGGTTGAGCGTTGAGAGATTAGGCGGCAGAGCGCGTTTCCGTAGGCGGTAGCGACTTGGGCGAGGCTTCGATGCTGGCGCTGCGGATCTCCGGTCGGCCGTTGGATGTTTCGTAAATGACTTCGGCGCTGTGCGCTTTGTAGCGCACCGGAGATTTCATATTGTAGTCCTCGCTGGTCGCGTTGCTGTTGGTCAGCGTTCCGATGGTTGTTTCAGTGTCAGGGTTGATCGTGCTGATCTTGGTTGTGACGCTGGCGCCTGCGGGAATGACGACATCGGCGATGGTGCGGAGGAAGCGTTTGCTGTGCATATCTCCAAAGTCGTAGCGGCGGGTCCGGATGCTGCCGGTGATGGGGCTGGTGCCCGCGTTGACTGCGTTGTCGTCCAGTGCGGTGTTCTCTTGTTCCAGCAAATACAGGTTGCCGGAGCGCGGCACCGAGAAGACGCGGCGCTGGTTGTCGTAGGTTCCGACGAGGATCTGGTTGACCGATGCGCTGCTCGGATAGATGTCGCGGTATTCCCATTGAGAATTTAAGGCATTCCAAGCAATGACCAACTGGTTGCCGTCCAAGGGGTCTGTGCTGGTAGGAAGCGCAACGAGATACCTGTTGTTGTGCCAGATGCCGAAGGCGCTGCGCTCTACGCGGCTCTGCACCACTTGGCTGAAAAGGTCGGCGATGGGTTCGCTGAGAGGCTTGGTATCGCCGCGAACTTTGAGGTCGAGGGCGCGGTCTAGGCGGTAGATACCGGCGTCACTGAGGAAGAAGACAAAGTTACCGGCGGTGACGATGGTGTTGCGGGCGCTGCATCCGATCTCGTTGGTCAGGAGCGTGAGTTGCGAGACCGGAGTGTCTACGGAAAAGTCGCTGCCATCGGTTGAGGCGAATTGATTGAGCGTGGCGAGCCAGATGCTTTTGCGGCAGAAGACGAGTGCTTGGCCTTCGACCCATGGGTGGACGGCGACAATGCGGTCATCACCACCTGCGCCTGCGCGGAAGCTGTTCCAGAAAGGGTCGTAGAGGTCAGGGTCGAGAACGTCGCTGATCGCCACGGTGTCGCGGTTCTTTGCAATCCAGAGGCGGTTGTTGTGGTAGCTGGCCCAGCCGACACTCGGCATGGTCGTGTAGGTCACACCTGCGGCGGGAACGCCTGCGGTGGCGCGGGTGAAGTTGCCGCTGCCGCCGTCCCAGTAGATCGGCGGCTTTGTTCTCCGCACCTTGATCGTGGCGGCGGCATGCGTGGCGGTGCCGCTCGGCACAGTGATCGTAAATGAATCTGTGGCGGCCGTTTGGATGTCGTATTCGTGTCCGTCGAAGGCGGGCGTCGTGCTGCCTTCGATGCGGACACGGGCGCCAGCCGGATAGCCATGGGCCGTGACGTTGACTGTGGCCGTGGTCGAGGAAACGGTAATGCCGGAGGCAGTCGTCAGCTTTTCCTCATAGCCGGTGGCGGAGCGAGAGGCTTCGCGGAGGATATACAAGCGATCAAAGGCTTGTAGCACGCTGACAGTGTCGGTGCCTTCGATCTTCTCGGCGGGGCTGGTCGGGTAGGTTTTAACTACTGGCGATTGTCCCTGCCGGTAAAGCGTGGCGCTGTCTGATCCGGCGAGCACGATAAATTCGTTGGCGTTGTCGTAGTTCTGGCTGGCGAACACTCCGGCGGCATACAGTCCGCCGTCGTAGCTGTCGCGCACTTCGGGGCCGTTGTTGGCGATGATGGTGCCGGTGGCCGGTGTCGCGGGGCTGCCGCTGACGGTGTAGGTGAAAGTATTGGCGTCCGTCACAGTGACGATGAAGTCGCCGTTGTAGTCCGTCTGCACGGCGCCACGGATGTTCACCTGGTCGCCGGTCGTGAATCCGTGGGCGGTGGCGGTGACGGTCGCGGTGGTCGAGGCTCGGGTGATCGAGGTGACAGTCCTGTCGGTGCCGAGGGTAAAGTCGAGAGTCAGCGGGGCGCCGGTCGTGCCGATGGTGTCCGTTAGGCGCTTGCTGCCCTTGCGGGTTTGTGCAACGCCCCTGTCCAAGCGCATGTTGACCGAGTCTTGCAGCATTCCGGCGGGAAGCGTCAGCGGGTTCAAGCGGCTGGCGAAGCCGATGAAGCCGTTGTCGCCGTCGCGCTGGACTGGAGATTCGAGGGACATGGGGAAGTTGGCAGTCGTCAGTTAGCAGGCGTCAGGGCAGAACGGAGTCTGCTTTTGAACCGCGCTGCATCACCGGGGGAGATGTCGGTTTTGCGGGTTGGGGCGACTTGTTGGTGGGTGAGGACGAGGTTCAGCGGGATGTTCCACTTCTTCATGCGGGGGACCAGGTATTCGAGGGCGCTGTTCATGGCGGCTTCGCCCAGCGGGTCTTCGTAGGTGTTGCCGTCCCAGGCCACGCCGAGGCTCCAACTGTTGAGATCGGAGCGGCCCTGCCACGAGCTGCGGCCGGCGTGCCAGCAGCGGTCGGTGTCGTTGGCGAAGACGGTGCGGCGGCCGTCGCGGGCGATGAGGACGTGGTAGCTCACCTTACTTGCGGGGTTGGTGATCCAGGCGCAGCTGCCCCGGTAGCTGCCGTCCGAATGATGCAGGACGACGGCTTGCGGCTTGATGCGGTTGGCTTGTTTGTTCGGCGTGCTGAGCCGGCGCTCGTCGTAGGTC